AAGCGTCGACAGAAGGTCCGCTTCCGCGACTTCATACTCCTGGCATTCGGGTACTGTTGCGCGTACTGTTCGGAGCCCTTGGGGCGCAATCCTACTTTGGATCACGTGCATCCCAAAGCACGGGGAGGACTAACCACCCGCGACAATCTGATCGCCTGCTGCTTCTCTTGCAACAGCCGCAAGGGAGCAAACGATTGGAAGAAGTGGTACAGGCGTCAAGAATTTTGGTCTGAAGGCCGCGAGATGACCATCGAGGAGTGGCTCGAACACTGAGCTAACGCTTTGGCCACAGTTGCCGCACGGTAAGGGTTATCGCAATCAATACAGACACTCCCACCGGGATTGCACACCCGATAACGATTAGCTCCCAAATATTCAATCGGCTGGCCGGAGCGTTCCATACCTACAAATTATCGAAAGCGGCCTCCGCAACGATCGGAAACTCACGTTTGAAAATCGTCAAACACTTTTGAGCAACTAACCGGTGTTCCTGCTGGGTTTCATGGCTGGCACGAATATTGATGTAGTGAATCCAGCTCCGCAGCGTCCCAGTCATGTACATCGAGGTCGGAGTACACAGGGGTAGTATCCGCCGAGCTGTTTCTTTGGCCACCCCGCGCTGCAGCATGTACTCGTAAAGGTCGTAGCTTTCGCGGAGAATTCGCTGCGCTTTGTGTTGCAGCTCCTGCTGAGTGAACGGGTGAATGTCGTTGATGCTGTTCTGCCTGTTTTTCTCGTCCTGCCGACGGAACCAAGGCACAGCCGCCTCCACAGTCTTGGCGTAACGAGTCGAGAATTCCTGGAACGAAAACGAACGGTGCCTCGTGATTTGAGCCGCGATGTCCCGCTGTGTATCAATCTGAATGCACATCGAGGCCATCTCAAACGGTGACCAATGCTGGTGCTTAATCAAGTACTTCAGCAGCTTTGGGCCAGTCTCCCAATTGTCCTCATTAGACGGGTTACTGACCCGCGCCATCTTGACGATCAGCTTTTCGGCCTCGGGCGTAGACCAAACAAGTGAAACGCTCATAGCTCGCCTCGGTAAGTGAGTTCCTCTGTGTAGTTCTTGCTCGACCCAGACCACTTGATTTGGTACTTAGAGATAACCTTTTCAGGGCCTTGGACCGTCCAGTACCTGTGCCCACAGTGCCTACAAAGCCTACGCCTGAGAATGTTGTCGTTTGTGTCACACCGGACCATCACAACACGCGATTCGCGGCATCCACATTTTTCACACGCCATGTGAAAACTCCTTGGTTTTGTTTGCTGAGACTTGCATCCGACGGACTGCGCGGTGGTAAATATTACGGGCACGCTCCCGTGACATGCCCAACTCTTTGCCCATTGCCTGGAACGTTTTAGGGTCACCGCCCTCAAGTGCAAAAGCACCGGAGATGATGTATTTCTCCTTGTCGTTGAGGTTTTTCATCAGCGAGCTGACCTGCTGAACATCAATGCCCCACTGGACATCATCAAAAAGGTCGTACCCATCTGTGACAATCTCAACCAGGCTGACATCGTCATTGGTGGAGCTGACATAGCCATCAAGACTAATGGCATCGTTTGCTTTGTCCAGATACTCCTTGAGTCGAACTGGGTTCATCTTGCAGAACTCTGCACATTCCTCAATAGTCGGAGGTCTACCGAACTGACCTTCGAATTGGGGCTTCCAGTTCCGCAGCTTTCCGAGAATCTCAACAGCGTGGGACGGCAACCGGATCATCCGATCGTGGGTGCTCAAGTACCGAGTAATGCTCTGACGGATCCACCAATAGACGTAGGTGGACAGGGCATAACCACGCTCTGGATCGAACTTTTTGATGCCGTGAGCAAGGCCCATATTGCCTTCCTGCACGATGTCAAACATCTCAGTGCGGCGGCACCGGTTGTTGTACCGCTTGGCAATCGATACCACCAAGCGCAGGTTGCAGTTGATTAGTTTTTGGTACGCCCGCTCACCCGCCCGCTTTTCACGAGGCGTGGGATTTTCTGAAGTAATCCAAGTTTGAACAGAACGTGCCAGAATAATTTCCTGGTCCTTTGTCAGAAGTGGATACCGGGCTATTTCACGTAAGTACCGGCTAAAAGTTTCCACTCAGTTCTCCACTTCGATGACAGAAGGAACGTGTCCAAGGCTATGGCGCACCTGAATAGCAACGTTGATCGCCTTGTCGATTGTTACATACGAGCAGGCATCTTCCTTCACAGAAGTGAGCATGATCCCACTACCAGTCGCCTCGTAGCACGCAGCGAGGTACAGGTTGTTTTCAGTTGCAAGTGCGAAGCGCATGGGCCGATTTAAGACCCACTTAAAGTATCAGGATAAAAGCCGAAATCAACCAGATGTCACGCTTCTGACGCTTTTTTCCTGGATCTCATGCGACCCTCAACGCGACGTTGGATCGAATCCTGCCAAGCCTGCTTGTCTTTCTCAAGCGCAGCCTCATAGGACTCAGACGGAACACACCGCTCCAGCTCCTTGTAAATCACATCACGAATCCAGCTGGTGGGACGAACCTTCAAACCGTCAGCCAGATTGGACAGCAGTTGAGCACGATTGGGATCAAGCAAGATCTGCATATACGTCTTATTGCCGTGGCGAATCGCCATTCCTTTTGTAGTTGCTAAGAAAAATATTAGCTGTTGTATTACCAAGTAATGGAGTCATCGACATGTTTTCGCCAGCCCTGCGCCTGAGACTTACGAGACGCATTCCGTTGCTTGCGACAACCTGCCCTTATTTGCCTAGCACCCTCCAAGAATTCAGCTGCACGCTGCAGGTCTGCTGTGGTGGCGCGTGCAATTTCGTAACGCAAGTAGTCCAGCATGATTTCTCTGCCAGTTTTGGCCAAGACATCGATGCTGGAACTACTGCAGTGTAGTAACCGGTTAGTGAATCTCCGACCAACGCTTACCGGTACAAGGTTCAGCAAGCGGTGGTATGTCACCAAGCCACTTGGACTCCGCGTTCTCCATAATCACGCGCAACTTGTCTGCCCACTCTTGAGCCTTGTCCTCCCTGACGAGCAACAAGATTTCGTCATGGATGCAGGCTGCGATCCTAGCCTCAAGCTCCCCGACCTTTTTTAATTCAGGCCAAAGATTGCCCAGAGCGCATTTGAGAATGGCAGCACCAGCGCCTTGAATCGGCGTGTTGCAACGCACAGTCAACCGGTCCATCTCGCCCATCAAAAAGCGGCGCATGTTGGAACCCGGTATGCGGACCTCACCCCACCGGTCTTCACCTTGACCGCAGGCTTCACCGTTGCTCTGCTGCCACCTTGCAATGCCTTGGTACGTATCAAGCCACTGCTTGCGGATCTTGCCAGCCTCCTCTTCTGTCATGGTGATGCCCACGCCTCCGGCATAGTTCCGCAGGCCTTTAGCACCTGACCCATACAAAAGACCGAAGTTTGCAGACTTTGCAATCTGCCTAGAGCAACCAATGGCTTCTGCGGTGACGGTATGCAAGTCCTCCCCGTTTTGGAAGGCCTTGGTCATCCTTTCGTCTTGCGCGACCGCAGCAGCCAATCGAAGTTCCATCTGACCAAAATCTGCATCCACAAGCAGGTAGCCATCAGGAGCTTCAACACAGGACCGAAAGACCTCATCCCTCGGAATCTGTTGGTTGTTGGGGTTGATGCATGACATTCGCCCGCTTTCCGCCCCAAGTTGTAAATAGCTGGCGCGTACGAATCCATCGTTGTCGAGTCTTCCAAGGATGGTGTCGACCATTTGGCGGCGCTTTTCACTCTTCTTCCATGCCAAATACGTCTGTATGACATGGTGGTCCGCCGCGTAATTCTGTAGGGCAGTCCTACTAGCACTAGCTTTTCCGGTCTTTCCATCGATTGGTTCGTGTCCTAAAAGAGCCGTGAACTTGGCAAGCAGTTGTTTAGGGCTGTTTAGATTGAAGCCGGCATATTTCTTGGTGCCGTCCCGAATCTTGCCTTCGTCCTTAGCTCTCAGATTAAATACAGTTGGCTGGGTCTCAAGTTCCTCGATCTCCGCGTACCACTTCTCGTAGTCGGAGTCGTCATGCCCCATCTCCGTGACCTTGTCCTTGAGATAGACCAGTCGCTGGGGTAGGTCTCGGGGCAGCTTATGTTCTTCAGGGAGAGCTGCGTCGAGTTCGAGGAGGAAGTCTTTGCCCAGTTGAGCAATGTCATGTTCGTAATCCTTGCGAAGGTTTTCAAGCATGGTGCGATTCCAGGGCAAGCCTGTCCGCCACATCTGAGCCATTGCCGGAAGCGCCTTGCACTCCAGCGAAAAAGCAGGGTCCAATCCTGCGGTAGCCAGCATTCCCGACAGCTTCGGCTCAAGCGCCAGCAGCACCTCTACATCTTTCGCTGCGTAAGTAAGCTGGGACGTCGTGAGTGTGGGTGCGCTCCAATCAGAAGCCTGCTCTTCTTTGGACAGTTCGAGCTTGAGATAGCGTTTAGCCAAGTAAGCTAATCCGTGCTTCAGAGCTGGAACGCCGTTGCTCAAGAGCTTGCTGGCAAGCATCGTGCAGTAGACGCGGCCGCGAGGGTGGATGTCGTACTGCTGCAGCCAACCGAGGTCGAACACAGCATTGTGCGCCCACCAGTTGCGCTCGCCGTTCTCAAAGAAAAGGTGGAGCGTTGACCAACCGTTTTCATCCAGTTGCCACACGTCGATAACCACGATGGTTTCGCGTGTATCAGAGCCAAGCTGCAACAGCCGGAGCTTGCCTACTTCAGGTTGAAGCTGGCAAGTCTCGGTGTCGAAAGCAATGGTTGAAGCTGTTTCGAGCTTTGGTAGGTGCTCGATCCCGAAGTAGTAGTTCATTTGTTTGTAGGGGCTCAACTGACGCCGCCCCAGCGTTGGAGAAGGTAGCGCGGGATTTGACGGCCGAGATTGTTTCGACCCATGGTCTTAATAAGATTCTTCCACTGGGGCTCATACATGGAAGTCAACTCGTAGCGCGTCTTGGCGCTGTAGTAAGCCTTGGCCGTAGAGGTGCAAATACCAAACTGCTCAGGCAGTACATCGTGGATGTACTTCTCAAAGGTCGGATGTTTGCGCCTGATTTTGGTGGAATGCCGATGCTGCCGATACCAAGCAAACACCTTGTACATCAAACGTCCCAGGTCTGCGTCACTTAAACGAGGATTACTGTTCTTGCTGTTGATGTCTTTCCAGTGGAGCGGTTCGGCATCCTCACGGGGCAGCTTGGTGACCTTGGGCTCCTTTTTCTTCGGAGGCTCAACAAGCTCAACCGACTGAGACTTTGGGCGCACCACCTCCTGCTTCTCCGCCTTGGGAAGCTGGTTCTCGATTTGCTCAAGGGTCTTTTTAGACTCCTCGATAAGCTGATCCACCGCAGATTTGCGTGCGTGCATCGCCCTGATTTGCTCAGGCGACATCAGCTGCTGCTGGATCGATTCCAGCTGCTCTCTACTAAATGAGACGTTGACGTGCATTTCACCTGCATCCCGCTTTGCGATACAGAAAATGTCAACTGTTTCGTCTTTGACGTTGACCGCCTTAATGGAGGCATCGTCCAACAAGAGAGTTACCTCTTGAATTTGGCGTGTTACTGACTCAAGCATGATTTGGAATCAAAAGTGTAATTAAGGACAAAAGGCTCTAAAGATCTTTAAAGCCTTTTTTACCTTTTTGCTTAGCTGTCTTATGCATATATTCTCGGTAACTACCTAAAGCCTCTTGAAACTCAGAAGCAATAAAAACCGCAGCTCTTGTCATGTGATGGATCTTAGAACCTTCACTAACAAAAGACTTTGTGCACTTTTTTGGCTGGCCATGTTCTTCATGGCTATGGTTTTCGAGCGTAAGTGCATAGTCAGTTAATAAACATTCGGCTGCAATAGCGTCGTTAAAAAGTTGGGTTGCCTGAATAACCAGGTCATCGTCAAGTGGGTCGTACATGGCAGAAATTAAAAAAGATGCTGTTCAGGGGTCAGACCTTTCCACTCATTTTCATGAGTGCCGTCTGGGGCGTACCAGCCAGAGTCGTCGAGATACCAGCCGGCTTCAGAGCGTGCCCAAAAAATAAGTTCGGGCAGCTCCATCTCATCAGCCAGGTTGTCGTGTGTGAAAAGGTCTTTCACGGAAGCAATGAAACGGTTCATGCCAAAGGATCATCGAAAATTGGAGGAGTGTCTTGGAGTTGTTTGTGAAGCTTGATAGACCGCTCTGTCTCTAAATGAGTTATGAGACGGCTGAGGTACCAATGAGCTTTGGAGGCGTCCTGGTGCGGATCAGCTTTGAGCCACACTCTAAGCAAGTACTTAAGAGTGTTGCCCAGTAGCATACCAGAAATTGGATCTGGTGCATCGCCAATAACGTCTTCGATAACGTCAATCGCCTCAAACCGGCCCTTGGTGTAGTGGGCCGGGGAGTGCACCATCTCATCTGCAGCCATCGTGCCAGGGCGTCCCGCAAGAATTGTTCTCCATAATTTCGCTGTCTGAAGGCTCCCAGTCAACAATTTTGTCGACTGCAGGCAGAATTTCGTCCTCGATAAGGTCGATCACCCAGCCTGGTTCGGCATCCATCTGGTGCTTTCTTGCTTCGTCTATCAGCAAAATTCGCATCCGATTACGGAAGTTGTAGAGCAGGCTGTTGATGCTCATCTCGTAGATGTTGGCCATTAGTTCAATTAGGTTTGTTTTTGGTGTCGGCCCAGATGTACTGGTCCCGATCGGATTGAGGAATGATTCGAAACAGCTCTGGGTGACCAGGGCGGCACTTACGAATTTGATGGAGGCCTTTGGTAGCAGCCTTTTCAGACGAGTGGCAACTGATGACGCACCACTTGCCGTCGCGAAGGGCCTGAACCTGGAACGGAAACTGATCGAAGCGTGAAATAGCGCGGTGGTAGTAGCCAGCCATGTTGATTGGCATCAATACAGATCCGTGATGGGCTGCCATGTGTCTACATGTTCTGCGTAGCGCATGAACTCGCCGCAGTTTTCGGGCGTTGGTTCGTCGTCACCGAGAAGTAATTCGCCGGTGCAGGCAGCCGAGCCATACTCAGCTGGATCCCAACGAGTTGCAGGGGACACCTGAACGATGTCTGCAATTGTTGCTTCGAAGTAAATGACGCGGCCAACCGGCTCACGCTTCAGCTCGTAGTGGTCGAGAGTAATGATGTCGGGGTTGCTCATGGGTTCGAGCGAGGACTTTTGCAGAGTAGCAGCTTAAAGCGTTAAATAGTCGGAGATTACAGGAAATACGGTGGATTCATAATGACTCATAACAGAGACATCGATGCCAGCGACCAAGGCTGTCTCAACATCTTCTTCCAACCGGCAGAACTCCTCCGGGGTGTCCTGGTAGAAATCCTCGCACACAGCAATGGGCATTTTGTCCATGCCGTAAGCCGTATAACGAACCACCGCAAGCATGTCGTCTGCTTCTGAGACGGTGTAATAAGTAATTGTCGTGTAATCCATGGGACCCCCCGACATATCACCAGTCTGGTCAGTCCTATTCAGCAGGGCCATAGTGGAAATGTAGTAGTGCTTTGGAACGATGGACACACATCGTGAGTTCGCACTTCAGCGTTTCCGCCAAGACATTGGAAAATGTTCCGACGTCAAGGAACTTCAGGAGATGTCTATCAAGCTGATGCAGCTTTATCTGCGCCAGCAGGACACCGTCAACAAGATGGTTGCTGAAGGTTTCCTGCCGGACAGCTTCAATCAGCGCTCGTAACGCTCGTCTTTACGTTCGCGGAAGATTCGACCCACCTCGTCAAAACAGGCGCGGCGAGTTTCGTATGGAATAGCGCCCATGAGCTGGTGCATCCGGAACTGCAGAAACTCATCCGCTTCATCTGAGACCTCGCTGAAGAGATGCGCATTGCGAACGCTATTGCCCAGCGCACTGACAATAAAGCACTGGAACGGTGCTGATTTGAGAAGGTCCTTAAGGGTGATGCGATCTGCTCTATCGAGAACGGACTCCGGAATGACGATGTCGTAAGCCATCTGTTTGAAAAATGAAAGTAATCAGAAATTGATTTGGTCAGTGTAAGGGCGAAACGTTTGACCGTCTCGCCCCAACGGAATTTAGTCCCACATATTCCAGGCTGAATCCTTGGAAGCGTTCAGTTCGGCGTCTGTCCGCTCACTGCCCCTCGCGCGGGGATATTGATTTGGCTGTCCAGCCTGGGCACTTTCCGCACCAATACTGGGATCTGAGGGTGGACAACCCCCACCAGTCTTCGATAGGTGTCCACCCTGGATTGTCTTGTTGCGACTCGGTTTGGGATTAAGGGTGGACACATTGGGCTGTCCACCCTGGCTGTCCAGCCTGAGATCCGTTCCAGCAAAAGGGGTTTGCTTAGGGTGGACACTCTCTCCCCCCTCTCCACGCGCGAGAACTGCTTGATACATCTTGTTTTTGTATCGAGAGTCAGCAGAAACAGCACTGACTTTGACCTCTGCGATGAGACCGCGTTTAACCAACCGCTGGAGCGACTTCCGAATCGCGTCCACCTTTCCGCCAATCAAGGAGTCGGAGTTGAGGTCGGTCAGGGTCATGGTCCGTGGGTAGACCACGCGCAACCGCGCCAAGACCTTGTCGGTGATGGTGCTGGGTGAGGTGTTGCTCTGATCAACCTCTGGGGTGAAGTCAGCAATGGAGAAGCTCAGGTCGTCTTCCATTCGCATCACCAGAGACGTCCCAGAGCGCCCAGAGCGGCTTTTCTCAATCGTGATGAGCCGAGAATGCGCTGGTACGGCTAGGCCCTTTGCGGGTTTTTTCAAACTCCACGTTTCATCAACTGCATCGCGGATTGCCGACGTGCCGCGAAATCCGCCTTGGCGGTTGGCGTGATGCACAACCAAGATCGTGCTTGCCGGGAACAGCACCCCGTTGTTACGAGTCAGCCAATACAGCGGTGTAGCGAAGTCCGATTTGTTCTCGTCGAAAGCTCGGCCACCAGAGCAGCCGATCAGCGAGTCAATGACGACCAGCTTCGGTTTGATGTCATTCATCAATTTGACGAACTGGGCATAGCGCTGGAGCGCCCAGTCGGTCTGGATGTGGGTGTCGGAGTCGAGCGGGTAGTCCACCTCCTCCAACTGCTCCTTGAGCTGCACCAGGGGCTGGTCGCCATTCAGGAGCAGCACAGGGCCTTTCTGCACCGGGACGTGCTTGCCCCGCACAACAAACGGAGCACCGGTTGCAACGTGCTTGGCAAGAGTCCAGGCAGACATCGACTTACCGTCGCCACCAGCGCCGTAGATCAGCACCACCGACGGGTGGGGAAGGACGTCGGGGATCAGGAACTCTCTGCGGGTGTCGAGCTTGGCCAATTCCTGGATCGTCATCAGCCCTTCAGCACCTTCGTACTGGATTTGATCGACGATGAGCTTTTCCAGGGCGAGCTGGTCCCGATAACCAGCCTGCAAAGCCAGGTTGTTCAGGTTGAAGTTCATCTCCGCAGGGTTGTCCAACTCCAGGTAGGACTTCGCCTTTTCGATGACTTCTTCAAAGGAAAGGGTCGCCAGCTTGTACGACGTCGGCGTCTGGTTGACCTCCTTGATCGTCTGTTCAACCGCAGGGTTCTTGAGAAATCGTTTGCGGTCTGGGTCGTAGTGGTCCGCCAGCTTGATCAGGCTGCCAATGCCCAAGCCACCGCTGGCTTTGAATCCAGCTTCCCAACGCGCGCCACAAGGATCGCCGCCGTTCTTCCAGTCGTCGCTGTACTCCTCATCCCGCAGGGACCATTCACGCCAGAGATTGAGACCTTCCTCCCCAGGCAGCTCGGAGTGGATCATGCAACCAATGCGCCACCACTGGTCTTCACTGCCTCGGCCCTGCGGTTGGATAACGCTCAGGCAGTTTTCAATGATCGCAGCGATCTCTTCTTTAGAGCGCATGGCCCAGCGGGGGTCGCGCTTGCCGTTCTCTTCAGGGCTCTGCTTCTTGCGGAAGGAGTCCTTCATGTGGGCCAGAAGCCACCCAGGAGCCTCTGCAATGGCGTTCACGTCGCCCTTGAGCTGGTACGACCCACCCTTTGCGTAGTCTCCTGCAACCAGGCCTTGGCGCCCCCACAAAATTTCGAAGCCTTCACCACTGGCGATAAGGCTGAGGCCCTCGACTTCACCCCAGTACTTCCTGGGTACTACAAATAAGTATTTTGCCGCATTCTTTCTTGGCGATTTAATGACCACAGTGGAGTCAAGGTCATTACCCCACTTTCTTTTGATGCCGGCGAGATTCATATCGACATCCAGGATCACCAACCCGCCACTGCGTGGTCCGGTGAACACCCCAGCTGCTTTGAAGGTTTCCGGGTGCTTTTCAATGTGCAGCGCAGTTTCTTCAGGCGACCAGTTTTGGTGATGGGTTGTACCCAGCGGGGATTTACCGCAGGCTTTGCCACCTTTTGGCAGTTCGACGCCCTGCGCATAAATCGGGCAGGTAGCCCAATTTTCTGGAAGTGTGCGCACAAAGCCGCTCAGCTTTGTCATTTGTTAAACTCCTATAGAAGAACAGCACGAATCTCATCCGAGACTCGTACTTAGTCCCTAGAGCCCTTACCGGCACTGGGGACTTTTTTTATTCTACGGAGATTGTCAATCGGTGAAGCAGTACTAGGATACGTAGGCATTGGGCACTGCCCGCAGCATCTTCACTCGTATGTCCTTCATTCCCAAGCAGTACAAAGGCGCGTCAGGCGGCGGCAAAAACGACGACTATATGACGCCTGGCAAAGTTAAAGCTGACGGCCAAATCCGTTTCGCACTCCTCGCAGAAGAGCCGCTCTGCTATTTCGAGTGCTGGGGCGAAGACAAGGACGGCAACGGAAAACCTTTCCGCTTTGCTGATGAGCCCAGCCCCTCTGACATCGAAGCAGAAATGGGTCCAAACTTTGAGCGCCGCACGAAAGAAGACGGCAGCTTCGAGCCGGTGAAGTTCGCCATTTCTGTGCCCATCTACAACTACGACCTGGGCAAAGTTCAGACCCTGAGCATGACTCAGAAAGGTCTGCAGAAAGAGCTGGACGAGATCAGCCAGGTTGAGGAGTACAGCGACCTGCTCTGCTGGGACTTCATCTTGACCAAGGCGGCCACCATCTCACCTGACATGTATGGCCTGCGCCCGGTGCCCCGCAAGAAGGACACCCAGAAAGCCATCGATGCTGCCTGGAGCGCTGCCTGCGACAACGGTTACGACATCGGCCGACTTCTCACTGGCGGCCATCCCCACAAACGAGACTGACAAACCATGATTCCTGTGGAGTGCGACGATCAAGGTCTATTGATCTGTCCGGTTTGTCGGAAAGATCCTCCATATATGCACCTAAGCGATTGGAACATCAAAAACGAAAGCGTTGAGCTGGAGTACTGGTGTGAAAATTGCCATGGTGTGTCTGTGATGAATCTTGAGCAGGATAAAGGCCACACCTGGCTTTCTTGGGAGCCAGGTAAGCGCACTGCTAAGGAGATCTTTGACGAACAATCTTGTTGAGTGCTACACTCACTAGGTAATTTCGTTTCGTCGGACTTCGTGCCTTTGAAACGCCATTACCACTAGACCTGTGGACGGACGCAGGTCCAGTGATCACACATCCATCCGCTTCATCACCGGTTGGTCATCACGTGTGGCATCTGTTCAGGACTCAACCCCTGACGAGCTTCGGAACCCCTGACTTCGGTTAGGGGTTTTGTTGTCTATTACAGGTTTTCATGTGGGTACCCCTTGAGCAACTTGAGCAACTTGTCGAAGAGCTGGGCCTCCCAGATGAGTGCCCGTATTGCAGCAAGTTGTCCTTTGCCACAGAGGCAGAGGCAAAAGATTCAGCCAGGCACAGCGCAAAAACTAGAGGGCAGCACCTCTGGGTGTATGAGTGCCCCAAAGGAAAAGGCTGGCACCTCACCAGTAGAAAACCCAACCACTCAGCAAAAGTGCCAAAACACCGCAGACCTGGGAAAAGTACAAGACGCAGAAGTGACAAGTGGTTCGCAGGACAGCATCCGTAACAGGGCGAACACCACCCTGTAGTAGATTGATTATGTAGTTGTTGTTACCGAACCATGAACGTTCTGGAACTGGTCAAGCGGCAACAGCAGAAGAAGCAAGCGCTGAAAACTGCTCAATCCGCAATTACCAAGAAGCTCACCTACCGAGGCGTGGTTTATAGTCGCTGAGGTGTTGCAATCCATGGCCACTGGTTCGTGCCGGTGGCTTTTTTATTGGATATATTCAACTGGGAAATAGTGTCTACATGACCTACGGGGCAGAAAACGTCGCTGAGTGCACAGCACGCATGGAAGCAATGGAGCGGTGGTATCTCGCAGACGGCCGGGACCGTAAAGATCACCCTCTCACTGGTACGTACACGGGGCTATACAACCTGTATCGATACCATTCAACCCTTGGCCTCGGAGAACCTGTCGAAGTCCCAGCAAGTACTTGGCGCTAAGGGGTACGTCTATATCCCAAATCCAGTTGTTGAATCAACTGATGAGGGGTTGGTACGTGTTTCTGTAGGAGACCAGATAGCCTGTATTAGTACAACTCAACCGGTGCAACCAACAGTGCATCGGTTGACCATGGAATGGCTTCTGAAGTACACGCCCGGTTAGCAAAACTCCGCAAATCCTCGCTGGTACGTGATGACTCAGGCCCCCACCGCGTTTACAGAAACGCCGAGGGCGAAATTTTCCATTCAGTAACCCACATCCTGAAAGAAACGGCCCCAGAACAACAGAGAAAGAACCTGGAACGTTGGCTGGCACGACCGGGAAGTGAGCAGGACCGCGACACCGCAGCCACCCGTGGAACGCTCGCCCACAATCACGCCGAGTACATCCTGAAAACTGGCGCAAAACTCGCCCGCCAAACCGCAAATAAGCGGAACTGCTGGAAAACCTCTGCAGACGGCTTGGAACGTTGCCCCGGCTCAATCACCCGCTGGGGAATCGAAAGAGCCATTCAAGGGGCTCCCAGAGTTCCCTGGAGCGCTGCCGGCTATGCCCGGGGACTACGAGGCTGGATCGCCGACAACGTAACGGCCATTCATAGCATCGAATTTTCCATTCATCACGATGCAGGCTTTGCTGGAACGTGTGACGCCCTAATCGACATTCAAGGGAAAGGGCCATTCATAGTCGATTGGAAAACCTCCGCCCGCGAAAGAAGCGAGGAGATGATCCAGAGCTATATCGATCAGACTGGTGCGTACAGTTTGGGTCTCAAGAGTCTCACGGGTATTCAGCCGGTTGGTGCGTTCATCGTCATCGCTCGCCGCACCGGTGCCCCACAGGTACGCCAGTTATCCTCCCTCGAGCTCCGGGGGAGTGAGGGAAGATTCCTGGATCGTTGCGAGGCCTACTTCGCTGATGCTGCTGCCTGAGCGCAGCTCTCACAAATGTCTCGCTTAGCGCTGATGCGTGTTGCGTACCAATCCCGACCGCCGTTGATTGATTCGTGGCCGCTTATTGAGATGGTGCGTTGACCATAAAGGTCACCCTTAGCGATGCGGGCTCCGCACTCCTTACAAGTGCGTTCTTTTCTGGTGCGTTTGAGTTTCATTGATCCACCTTCACAACTTTGAGTTCACCGCGTGCGATGCGATCAAGCATCACCCCGGCAGCACCCTGGAGCACACCGTGGCCCGTTATCCGCAGGCAGCCAAGCTCCCGCGCAATATCGTCCACGATTTGTGGGGTTGGTTCGTCAACACGAACAGCAAAAACACGGCGCTTCACTTACGAGCCCTCCCCGCATCGCTGCGCACCTTGCGGGTGCTGGTGCGTGCAACGGCTTCCGGCTTCCACTGTTCCCATAGGTCGTCGGGGATTGTGGTGCCGCCAGGGATGCGCTCCTGGCAGAGCACCATGTCGGGGATGATGCGGTAGGCCATTTCACGGCCACCCTCTTTTCCGTATTTGGCGTGGAGCGTCAGCATCACCCGCCAGTCGTCTTCAGTCAGGGGAAAGCGCAGGGCTGCGTAGCGCAAGTCCCTGTAATTACGCTTCTCCGCTCGTTCGATCTCTCGCTGCTCTGCCTTGGAGCGTTTTTTGATTTCTGTGGTGCTGAAAATGGACATCAATGGTTTGCGATGTACTGCAGCACAATAAGCGAAAACGCAAAAAAGGCCAGTTAATTTGTGGAAAACTGCCTAACGCTTATCAGTCGGGCTGGAACGATCACCGTGGTTTATCAGTGCTTGACGGCTGGCCGGTTCATCGTTTCTACTGTGTGAGTTCTCATAGCCGAAACCATGGCAGAACAACTTCCAATCAATCCCACGATCTGGTGGAGCGGTGACCGCACACCCGAAGGTAAGCGGCTTTGCAAGTTCAGCCGCGTGCTGCTCAACGGTAAATCCCGCGCCACCATCCCTGGCACGGAGACACCAATCAAGATGACTGGCGACGTGATCCGCAGCGTTAAGGAAGATCCGCACGGCATTCTCAAGATGTGGTGGGGCGGCCAGTGGTTGCCGATCCCGACCATTGATGAGTTCCAGGAGTGGACAATCGACAGTGTCTGCCCCACACCGGATGGTACGGATGTCGAGCCCGACCATCCCGATTCATGGCTGTCTCTTGTGGGGCTGGTCTGATGCAAGTCACTAACCGAGCATTCATGGGTCGCCCATACATCAGCCAAAGCGACACCTATCAGGAGGTGGCAGACACCTTGGATCGATTGCCATTCATGGTGGCCATTCAGACTCGCAAGGTGCCGGCTACTGATACTCGTGGCGCGTCCATCGTGGCGAGCTGCAAGGGCATTCAAAAATGCATTCAAATGGCCTACGCTCACGAGCATTCACGCCATGGGTCGCACTACGTGGCCGCCATGGCGCTGGTTAAGCGTGAGCTACCCAACAAGTGGGAGAACCTGGCAGTCCTTGGGTCGGTTGAGCACGGCGGAGGTTTCCTGTTCTGCTTTGGAGAGGACGGACTGAACACCTAGCACGGATTGGCCGGGCTGATTGATTGGCGCGGCTTATCTGTCGCATAAGATTCGCTGATTTAAATTCGCTTGACGCGTGGCACGTTTGCGGCCATTGTGTCGGCAGGTTCTAGCGGCGACTGTCGCACCTACCATGATCACAAAATTTCAGCTCACACCTAAAAGCAGCAACCGGAAGACTGGCCCAATTGCCACGATCCGCAGCAGTTCCAACACCTGCCCTAGCACCTGCCCGTTCAACAATGGCGGTGGCTGCTACGCGGCAGGTGGACCGGAAGCCATCCACTGGCGCCGGCTGGATCAATCCGAAAAACCCGAGCATGTCGCCGGCTGGTTAGGCCTGTCTGATCAATTCCGCGCGGCAAAGCTTAAACCTGGCACGTTGCTACGGGTGAACACGGCTGGGGATCTACCGCAGCTACCTAGCACCGGTGAGATTCTGGGGAACGTGGTGGATCTCATGCGCGGGATCTTTGAACACCATGGCATGGTTCCCTTCACCTACACGCATCACCGGCAGACCGAACACAATTTGGCTGTGGTGGACCGGCAGAACAAAGCAGGCTTTACGGTCAACCTGTCGTGTGATTCTGAGGAACGGGCGAGCATGATGCATCAGCGCGGGTTCCCCTCTGTTGTGGTGGTTCCTGCTGACGACACCCGCACGGCCTGGCACGATGCTGACGGCGTACGCTTCGTTACCTGCCCCGCGCAGACCGGCGACACCAACTGCGACAGGTGCCGGCTGTGCACCAAAGCAGACCGCAGCGCAGTGGTGGCATTCCGTGCGCACGGCAACAAATCTAAAAAAATTGGCGCGAGACTTGCGGAATCTGCCCCTATGGTCTAATGTAGTTCATAAGAGCAGACCACTGCTCACCAATCCCAAGGTTTCCATCATGACCGTTCGCACCGTCGACACTGCTACATATGACGCCTTCCGCGTCACAGCCTGCCTGTCTGTGTTCCTGTTCTGTATCACTGCTGCGGGTTCCATTTTCCAGACACAAAACGAAGCGGCGATACGCCGTTGCATCAACACCGAGGCCACCAAAGAGGAGTGTCTTCTTACGGTCTATGGCCGCTGACGCACTGCGGCCTGCCTCATCCACTGACACCCGGCTGTTACTGTGTAGACCCAAGCCCCCACCACTGCTAGGGTCTGCGCAGTTACCCGGATCCGATAAGCATTCTTAATATCGCTGTCACTAATGAGAACGCAGCGACTGATAAGCACCCCCTATGGCCGCCAGGGGGTAAGGTTCAGCGCTCACCTCCGCATAAACGGATATAGGGAACCTACTGACACACGGCTAAAGATCTTTACTGTGATATTTGGGGGCAGGGGTTCAACTTATTTGCTCTGTATTACAGGTACCCGTTTTTAAAAAACGACAGTAAGCTGCTTGGAACGTTGTTATTTTTAAAGCAGGATTCTGTGAATCTTTTGGAAGACAATGCCGCCCCTGTGGGGCCAGATGAGAAAGAAAACAAACACGCTCCAAAAATCACCCGCAAGGGCTATTTAAAAGCCGAACGGGTCAAACGCCTCTATATGCGCCAGCTGGAGGGCCTAACTGCCAAACAACTGGTTCTCGAC